TCAGCGGCCTCCTGCGGCGACAGCGCGGATGGTGTTGGTAGACTTGGGCGCGGGGCGGTTGCGCAGCCGGGCAATGTCGCGGTCGACCAGCAGATCGGCGAGGGCTTCGACGATTCGCGCGACGGCGGGGTCGAGGGGGCGGGGCGATGCCATTGGGGGATGGTTCCTGTTTCGGAGGGCGCCGGGTCAATGCGGCGCATTTGGACGGGCGCCCTGCCAAAAGCCGGGCGCTGACGATCATTCCATGCCGAGGGCGGACAGATAGGTCTGGAGGATCGCCTCCATCTCCTGACGATCGTGCGGCTGCATCTTCCGAAGCTGGATGATCTGCCGCATGATCTTTGTATCGTAGCCGGACGCTTTCCCTTCCAGATATACGTCGCGGATATCGTCGCCGATGCCTTTCTTCTCCTCTTCAAGGCGCTCGATGCGCTCAATCATCAATCGGAGGTGGTCGGCAGCGACGTTGGGTCCAGACATAGTCAATTTCCCTTCTTGTTGGTCAGTGCCCAGGCGATGCGGAAGGGCATGACAAGGATGGTGGCGAGGATGAGCAGAATCTTGATGAGGCGGGTCACGCGGCGGCCTGCTGCTCGCAGCGGGTGCAGATCGCTTCGTCTGCGCGCGACCAGGTGGTGAGGCCGTCGAGGTGGTCGGGGACGTCTGTATGTTCGTCCCAGCCACAGCGCTGGCAAAGGAGCGGATGCTGATGGGGCGGCAGATCGGTCAACTGGCGGTAGACATCGTGATTGAACGGCATCGCGATCGTCAGATCGGCGATCAGTTTCAGCCGCATGCCCGGCGTTTCCAACATGCGCAGATGACGTTCATAAGCCCGGCCGCCGAGCATGGCGGCGACCTGCCCGATGGTGAGGCCGGCAGCGGCGCGGCGCATGGCAACATAGTCCCAAGGCTGAATGATCGCGGTGGCCGCAACGGAGCGCGATAGATGGACGTGGCGCATATTCGAAACTCCCGACGTTGGACAAAGGAAGGGCGTTTCCGGCAACGGGGGCAGCCGGATGGACGGTTTCAGTCAGTGATGGGGTGGTCGGCTCTTAGCCGCCTAGATCTCTACGGCATCGGCGGCGGGCTGGTTGGGCGGGCGATCATCGTCGTTGGCGGCGCGATCGTTGGCGGCGGCGTGCCATTGGCTGATGGGCAGGACGATCAGCGGTTTGGGATAGCGGCTGCTCTTCACCGTCCGGATCGCTTCCAGCGCGACCACGAATTCGTGGCCGCAGGCATCGGGATTGCGGCAGTGGTAATAAACCTCCCGATAGGTTGCGCTGCGCTTGCCCGTCGAACGCGCAAAAGCACGCCCGCCGCAAGCTGGGCAGGTCACATGTGGCAATTGATTTGGTCGACCGGACATTCAGCTTTCCCCCGTTTTCCCAAGCGCGGCCCTATTGCCGGGCAGGAAGGATTTGAGGCGGGCGAGCAGGCGCGTGATGGCGCGTTCCGATTGCTCGGCTTCCGCTATGGCGTGGTGGATCGCCGTGGCGCTGGCACCCGGCTGGGTCAGGGCGAGGCTGGCGGCGAAGGCGTCGCTCGATTCCCGCGCCACATAGCCCAGGTCGGAGAGCAGACCGGCCCGGCACGCGGCGGGGCTAACCATGATCGTTTCGATCTGGCGCAGGTAGCTCGCGATGATCGGCGGCAAGCCGGTCCCGCCCGCCTCGACATAGGCGCGATCGAGGGCGAATGCCTGGGCGAGCGACGGGGTCGCCCGCTTGCCGCCCTCACGCCACAGTTCCAGCGTCCGCTTGGCGCGGCCCGTCACGCGGGTCGCGACGGGGATGCCGAGGAAGAGCGTGGCTTCGTGGATCGCCAGGGCGAAGCTGAGAGGGGCGCGGGCCTTTGTCACGCTCCCGCCCGGCCCATCGCGCACATGGCGAACAGGGTTGCCATGCTGATCAGCGTAAAGGCTGCGCTGCTGAACCAGCGCGGCCACCCCGTTTCATATTCAGGAGCGGGAGGGCCGCGGTCGACCAAGTCGGCGGCGACGGGGAAGGGCTGGCTAGCCACGAAACGGCCGCGCAGGGCATAGGTGGGAGCGCTGGTTTCAGGCTCCTGTGAATGGGTGCGCGCAGGCATCAGTCGATGTCCTTTCGTTGCGTTTCCGCACTCTGATCGCAAGCGACATGATCGTTCGCGGGAGGTATGATCTCTACCGTGACTTGATCGGAGCCGAACTCGATCCGCCGGGGCGCTTGAAGGGGATAAATGTCGGGACGAAGGGCATGACGGGATACGCCTGTGGCGTCCTCAACGTTGAGGACGAAGCGACCAGGCAGCAGCGACCCACGCCGAATGAGTTGCGAGACATTGCCCTGCGTGCAGTGACAAATCTTCGCGAAGCGCACCTGCCCCTCGGCGATCCGTACCGCGCTGAGGAAAGCGGCGCGGGCCTCCTGATACCATGATTGGGCTTGATCATCGTGCGACATGCGGCCGAAATAATAGTTATCTATTATATCTGCAATAGCAAACTGCATGAGCCAGCTAATATTTTTAGGCTATGACATTGAAATGACCGTTCTTGCTGACCGCCTGCGCGAAGCGATGGCCGCGCGAAACATGGACCAGAGTGAACTGGCCGACGCTGCGGGATGCACTCAAGGCGCGATCAGCCAGATATTGGTTGGTAAAACCCAACGGTCCCGTTTCTTGCCGGAAATTGCAGGAGCGCTCGGCGTCGAACTAGATTGGCTTCGGGGCGTACCGAACGCTGAACAGGGGGCGCCCCGCGCCGCTGCGGTCCAGTATTTCGCGATGAAGGTTGCGCTTCCTAGTGAGGCCGCGCTGCGTGACATGTTCCGCAGCCTGCTCGTGCTGGTGCCTGACGGGGCGACGAAAGACGAAGCCGCTGAAATTCTCGCTCGACGGCTTCCATCTGGGATCGCAGCATGTGGACCTCTCGTGCTCGATCCAAACGGGGATTTATCACCTGCAGACGCAGAAGCGCCTCAATCTCACGCCAGAGATCATCGCGCAGCTGCGCCATCGTCGCGCACCTGACGGTGCATGGCTGGCAGGCAAAATCACATCCCGGCGTCAACCTGATCGCTAGCCCGCTCAACTCCGCACACTCCGAATGTTCCCTGTTCGTTCCCATCTGGCTAAAGAAGGAACGGTAGGAAAGAGGTAAACGCCGCCCAGAAAAAATCCTTGTGGATAAGTATCTTGAACGGCATTTATCCCCTCGCACTGCATGGCCCTGGGGGGAAATAATGACCGAAAAGACATGTCCGCAATGTGCCGAGGCGGTGAAAGCGGAAGCCAAAATCTGCCGCTTCTGCCACTATAGCTTCGAAACCGGCCAACCCGCCGAGGTGAAGGCCGCGCCAGCGCCACCGCTGAAAAGGAAGGGGCTGGGCAAGGGGTGCTTGGTCATGGTTGGCATCCTTGTCATGCTCATCGTGATTGGCGCAATCGCCGGGGGAGACCAGAAGCCCGCCGCTAGCAATCCGACTGGGGAAAGGGGCGGTTCTGCAACGGTGGAACCATCCAGTGAAGGTCAAGGGCAGGCTGATGTCATGGAATTATCAGCTAGCAACCTAACCGGACCCCAACAGAATGCAGCGCGCTCTGCACAGCAGTATATCAGTATATCTGGCTTCTCGCGCGACGGTCTCATTGATCAACTGTCGTCAGATGCCGGGAATGGTTATGCTGTTGCCGATGCGACCGTAGCGGTCGATAGCTTGAACATCGACTGGAAAGAACAGGCTGCACGCTCCGCCAAGCAGTATCTTGAAATGAGCGGTTTCTCCTGCAAGGGTCTTATTGAACAACTGTCTTCCAGTGCCGGTAGCCAATACACGGTGAGCGAAGCAACCTTTGGTGCGAAGCAGGCGGGTGCCTGCTGACGCCCTGCTTTTGATTGAAATTGAAACGCTCGAGGGTGGCCGGGGAATTATATTTCCCGGCCATTTTCGCATCTACAAAAAATGTTGCATCATCCTATTTTTGAAGCTACATAAATTGTCATGGAAATTGAGTTCGACCCCACGAAGGACGCCGTCAATATCGAGAAGCACGGCATTTCCCTCTCGCGGGCCGCCGATCTGGAGCAGGCAGTCGTTGTTGAGGATGATCGGTTCGCCGAACGCCGTTTCCGCATTTATGGCCTGATCGACGGGCTGAACTATTGCGCGGCCGTGACGCTGCGCGGATCGGTGGTTCGCGTCATCAGCCTGCGTCGTGCGCACCAGAAGGAGATGAAGCGTCATGTCTAAGGAACGCCCTGTCATTTTCGACGAAGATAACCCGGAGTGGACGGCAGAGGATTTCGCGCGAGCACGCCCGATCAGCGATTTCCCTGAACTGGCCGCAGCCTTCCCCAAAACGAAAGTCGGACGCCCACGCGGATCGAACAAGGAACAGGTGTCACTGCGGATCGACAAGGATGTGCTGGAGCGGTTCCGGGCCGGTGGGCCGGGCTGGCAGTCGCGAATCAATGAGGCGCTGCGTAAATCCGTGGCGTGATCAGGCCGCCGTCTCCATCCTGATATCGGTGGTGAACCCGCCCGCCTTGTCGAGCCGGTGGGTCACTTCCGAAACCAGCCATTGGGTCGCATCGATTTCCGCCTTGAACCCCGTCACCGCTATGCGGGCTTCGGGCACGGCGTCGGGTCGGCCTAGCGCCAGCTTCATGTCGAAGGTCGCGGGCGCCCGCTTGATCCGGTCGCGTTCGGCGCTGGCCGCGCGGCGCGCCGACGCCTGATCGGGATAGACCTTGCGCAGCTTCTTAGCGCCGTCTTCCGCGCCCATGGTGACGGTCTGGCGCTTGGCGCTGCCCCTGTCATGCCAGGTCGCGGTCACGCCTTCCTGCCCGTCGCGCTTCTGCCGCTGCCACTGGTGACGATCGCCGTCACGGCGGCGAATGGTCAGGGTCGGCAGCGCCTGGCCGGTGCTGGTCTGGCCGGCGCCCTTGGGCGCGAAGATCAGATGCTTGTCCTTGATGGTGGCGACGGCGTCATTTTCCCGCCCCAGGCGGCGCAGGAAGGCGATATCGCTTTCCCGGCTCTGTGTGGCCGCCGGCAGCGCGATCGACGCCAGCGCGGGCGCTATGCGGGCCGTCAGGCCATTGCGCCCCGCCACCTCGCGCAGGACCGCGCTCAGTGTGGTGTTCTTCCAGCTTTGCGCGCGGCGATTCCTGATCGCGCTGGTGAAGTCGGCGGCGCGCGCCTTGATGGTGATCTGGTCGGGCGGGCCGCTGTGCGACACGTCATCGACCTTGAAACTGCCCTTGTCGATCAGCCCGACCGTGACATCGCGCCCCTGTTTCCAGCCCAGCTGGACGCGCAGCACGGCGCCCTCCTTCGGGATGGCCAGCGCGCCGTCATGATCGGTCAGGACAATATCCAGCTGGTCGGCTTCATCGCCGCGCTTTTCCGAAAGGGTCAGCGACACCAGGCGCGGGCGCAGCCGATCGGTCAGGTCCGCGCCGTCCAGCGTCACCCGCCAGTCCGCCATATTGTTGATGCGATCGGTCACGCCGCAGCCCCGGCGCTGTTGGTGGGCGCGGGATCATCGACCCGCAGCAGGTCGATGGCGAAGTCGATCCGGCGGGCCGCGCCATCGGCGAGCAGATAGGCGTGGCGCTCATCGATCGCCTCGATCACGAAATTGCCGTAGACGCTGCCGCCGCCATCGACCAGCGGCAGCGCCTCGCCATCATCGGCCATGGCGCGCAGATCATCGAGCGAGACACGGCCATCGGCAATCTCGGCATAGACCGAGCCGGATAGGCTGATCGTTTCGTCGCCCACGCCCATATATTGGGTGGCATCGCGTGCGCCGACACGGGTCGAGCGGGCATGACGCCACTGTGTCTTCCGCTGCATCTCGTCATAGGCGAGTGTCGGGATCTGGAACAGGAACATGCCAAGGGCCATCAGGTGCATGCAAGCCTCCCTCAATCGTCGCCAAAGCCGCGCGCGTGTCGTTCGCGCTCGATCTGCTCGATCGCGGCGCGCACCTGGTCGGCGATGTCCTGTGCGGGCGCCGCGCCGGCGTGGATGGTGATATTGTAGGTCGCCTGCATCGGTGCGGCGGCCGGGGCGGCAGCGGTGCCGGCGGGCTGCGCCATCGCCATGCCGGCGCCGGCGACCGCCGCGCCGGCGGCGCCGACGCTCAAGGCTCTCGTCATCTGGCCCGAAAGGTCGGTGATGCGCGCCAGCGGCCCGTCCGCATTGGCGGCTAGACCCTGATCCAGACCCGCCATGACGAAGCCGCCCAGCCCGGCGAACACGCGCGATGGCGAGTTGATGCCCAGCTTTTCCTTGAACCAGTTGGCGACCGAGGTTGCGGCATTGACAATCGTGGATTTCAGCGCGCCCAGCATCCCCGTTACGCCGTTGATCAGCCCCTGTATCAGGTTCCGCCCGATCTCGGTGAAGTTGAGCGATCGGAGATAGGCGAGCGCGGGCATGAAGGCGCGGATCAGCAGGCCGAGCGGGTGGAAGGACAGGAAGGCGTTGATTAGAAAGCCGATCGCGCCGGACACTATGGCCTTGATGCTGCCCCACAACCCGCCGAACCATCCGGCAATCGCCCCCCAATTATCGTAGATCAGGAAGGCGGCGGCCGCGACGGCGGCAATGGCCGCGACGATCAGCAGCAACGGCCCCAGGGCGATGCCCAGCGGCGCGGCGGCGGCGGTCAGGGCGGCGAAGGCGAGCGCGATGCCGCCGAGCAGGATCAGCAGCGCCGCCCCCACGCCCATGAAGATCATGATGCCCTTCGCCAGCAGCGGATGTTCCTGCGCCCAACCGCGCACGGCCGACGCGGCGGCGCCCACATATTCGGAGACCTTGACCACGGTCGGCAGCAGCGCCTTGCCCATGGTGATGTTGAGACCCGACAGGGCATTGCTCGCGAGGCCCGCCGCGCCCTCTGTGGTGGCGATGCGGTTGAGAAATTCCCCATGCATGGAGCCGGCGGTCTTGTTGGCGTCACCGACCAGGGCGAGCCGCTGTTTCAGCCCGTCGAGATTGGTCAGCATGGGCGCAATGGCCGCGACGCTTTCCGATCCGAATAGCTGGGTCAGGATACCCGACTGCTTGTCTGGGTCCAGCTTGCCGATGCGCTCCATGACGTCAATGATCGCGCCGGCGGCATCCTTCTGCATCCGCTTGCCGACGTCGGTCGCCTCCAGCCCCAGCGCCTTATAGGCTTCCTGCTGGCCCTTGGTCGCTGCTTCGCCCTTGGTCAGGGCCAGCATCGTGTTCTTGATGCCGGTGGCGGCGACTTCGCTGGGGATGCCGATGGAATCGAGGGTCGAACCCAATGCCGCGATTTCCGGCGCGGCCAGGCCGGCGACCTTGCCCAGCGGCCCGATGCGGGTGATGATGTCGGTGACATTGGCCGCTTTGCCGCCAAAGCGATTCGTGAGAGCATTGACGCCGTCGCCCAGGGCGCGGACGCCCTCCTGAGGCAGTTCAAAGGCGGTGCGCCACTTGGCCATCGTCTCGCCCGCGACGTCGGCCGTCATGTCGAAGGCCACGCCCATTTCGGCCGCATCGGTAGTGAAGGCGAGCAGTTGCTCGCGTTGATCGCGCATCGGCTTGCCGAACTTGTCCATGCCGACGCCTGCCGCGCCGGCGGCGCCGGCGATAGTCGCCAGTTCGCTGGCCGCCATCGGGATTTGCTCGCTCATGTCGAGGAAGTCGTTCGACATGCGATCGATCTGGGGCGACGCCATGTTCGTGACCTTGCGCACGTCGGCCATGGCGCTTTCCAGCGTCATCGCCTGTTTGGCCGCCATGACGATCGGCGTGCCGGCGGCGGCGCCAGCGGCGATCATGCCCAGGCCCATGCCGGTGGCCTTGTTGCTGACGTCGTTCAGCTTCTCGCTGTCGCGTTTCGCCTGGTTGACCTTCTCCAGCTGGGCGGCCTGCTGGCGCAAGACCCGGTTCGCGTCGGCGGTGCGATCGGCGAGCCGGTTTTCATGGGAGGCCAGATCGGCGACGTCGATGCCGGCGGCCGACAGCTTCGCCGACAGCTGCTGCAATTCCGCGCCGCCGCTGTCGAGGCGGGTGGCAAGCGCGGCGGCCTGTCTCTCCGCGCGCTCGAACTCGGTGCGCAGCTTCTTCGTCGGCTTTTCGGTCGCCTCCAGCTGGTCGCGCAGGGCCGCCAGTTTGGCCTGCGTCTCCTGATATTGGCGGGTGTCATCGGCGAAGCGGGATTCCGCGGACTTGAAGCGACCGACCTGCTTTTGCAGCGCGTCGAGGTTTTTCAGTTCCTCCTGCGTCTTCGCCAGATCCTTGCGCGCGGCGGACGACGCACCGGTGATGGATTTGAGCGGCGCCGTCACCTTGTCCAGCGCCTCAAGAATGACCTGTAGTCGGAGGTTCCTGTCGGCCATTATCGCTTTCCGGGTTTCTCAGGGTGTTGGGAGCGGCGCGCGGCCTGCGCGCGCCAGCCCATCAGTTCGGACAGGTCCATCCCGTCCATGGCCTGGGGCGGCCAGTGGAAGATGATGGCGACGTCCGCCATCGCATCATCTACTGATCGAGGAGCGCCGTGCGCTGCGACTTCTGAAGCAAAAAACTGCCGATCTCCGCGCCGCAGGCGAGCAGGTCCGCCGGCTCCATATTGGCCGCGTCCGCCTCTGTGATGACGGGCATGGCGATGCGGGGCAGCAGCTTGGTCAGCGCGTCGACCTTCAACTGGCCCAGATCGACCAGGGAGAGGCCGCGCAGTTCGCCGGACTTGGGCTTGCGCAGCTGGAGGGTTTCGATGGTCTGTTCGCCGCGCACGATCGGCGCGTCGAGCGTGATGGTGCGAAATTCGGGCGTGGTGGGCGCGGACATGATGCTCTCCGGTGGTCAGGGGAAGGGAGCTGGCCCGGCGCGGCGCCGGGCCGCAGGGTCAGTAGCTGCCGATCGCGGCGCGCAGTTCGGCGGTGCGGTCGACGCCACCGACAATCTCGATCATGTTGATGGGGTCGATCTCGATTTCGGTGCGGCCGTTCCAGACCAGCTTGTAATAGGCCAGCGCCATGGTGGCGGTGAACTCGCCCGGCTCGCCGACTTCCTGATCGCCCATCTCGATCTCGGAATAGCGGCCGCGCACGATGACCTCGATCGCGTCGACCGCGCCGCTGTCGTCCTGCTGATAGCCGCCGGCAAAGCGCAGATAGACGCCGTCGATCGTCGGCACGCCCCACTGGCGCAGCACGTCGCGCAGCGGGCCGCCGCCGGTGAAGGACATTTCCATGGCCTCCATGCCCATGTCCATCATGACCGGTGCGTTCATGCCGCCGCCGCGATATTCCTCCATCTTGCGGGTGAGGGTGGGCAGGGACACGGTCTTGGCCTCGCCACCATAGGCGAGACCTTCGTTGAAGAGGTTCATGTTCTTGAGGGTGCGGGGCAGGCCCATCGGAAACTCCTGTCGTGAAAGGGGGAATAGCGGGGCGGGGATCAGGCCGTTTCGGCCAGCTGGCTCGCAAAGTCGGCGAAATAGCTGTCGGTGATGCGCTGGCCGAAGGTCAGGTCTTCGAGCGGCGGCGGCACGGTATAGTCATAGTCGATGCGCAGCTTGCCGGCGGACAGGCTGGCCTTGCTGTTGTTCGCCTCATCGAACCAGGCATTGAAGCCCAGGACGATGCCCTGCGCCTTCAGCTGGCGGCCGAAGCCGTTGATGGTTTCGATGATGTCCTTCGCCAGCGCCGGGGTCAGCGGCTTGTCGAGCGCCCAGAGCATCCCCTTGACGATCGTATCGGTCAGCAGCTGCGCGACGCGCACCGTGCTTTCGAAGGCGAAGAGTTCATCGTCCGATGTGGTGCGGTTGCCCCAGAAGCGATAGCCCGTCCCGCCCCGGATCAGCGCCGTCACCTGCGCGGCGTTGAGCAGACCGGCCTCGCTCGCCTGATCCTCGATATCCCAATGGATATCCTTGCTGAGGCCGACCACGCCCTGCACCGCGACGTTGGACAGCGTCTTGTGCGGCCCGGTCTGGGTGTCGATCAGCGCGCGCAGGCCCATGGCGTGGGCAGCGGCGAAGCTCTGCACATTGGCCGCCGCCACCGTATCGAACACGACGAAATCAGGCATCAGCAGCATGAGTTCACGCGCGGCGAAGCCGGCGCGGTAGGCGGTGGCCGCAGCGACCGTCTCGCCGATCGCGCGGGCATAGACGAAGCCGCGCAGCTTCTTCGCCACTACCACCAGCGCGGCGGTGACGGCCTGCGTCTCAAGGCCGGGCGTGCCGAGAATCTTCGGCTTCACGCCCAGCTGGCCTTCGGCCGCCAGCAGCGCCTGCATCCCGGTCTTGATCCCGTCCCCGCCGGTGGTGCCGATGACATTGGCGTTGGTTTCGGCGGCGTCGGCCCCCTCGGCCACGCGCACGACGATCAGGACGGGGCGGGTCTGGTCGGCGATGGCGCGCAGCGACTTCGCCAGCGTCCCTTCGGTGCCGGCATCGCCGATCGCCGCCTCAATGTCGGTGATCAGCGCGGGGCAATCGAGCGGGAAGGTCGCCGCGTCGGCATCGTCGGCGGTGGCGACCAGGCCGATGATGGCGGTGGAAACGGCGGTGAGGGTGCGGGCGCCCTCATTGATCTCGGTAACGGTGATACCATGCTTGAACGGCATGAGGGTTTCCTTTGACTAGAGGGAGAGAGGCAGGACGAGGCGGGTGCGGGCATTGGCGGCGGGAAGGTCGGTTCGGTCGGCGTCGATGATGATTTTCGCCGCGCCCCGGTTTTCGCCGGCGGACAGGCTGACCCGGCGCAAATGCAGCCGGTCTTCCCAGCGGGTCAGGGCGACGGCGGTCGCCGCGTAGAGGCGCAGGATGTTCGCGGGGGTCATGGGCTGGTCGATCAGGTCGGGCAGCAGCGATCCATAGTCGCGGCGGCCGACGCGCGTGCCGATCGGCGTGCCCAGGATATCGCCCACCGACTGGATGATATGGTCGACGCCATCGAGCGCGCCGCCGGTCCTGCGGCTCATGCCCGCCATCACACCGGTCCCTGCGTCTGCGCGCCGCCCGCCTGCACGCCGCCATGCTTGTGGCTTTTGAGGCTGATGCCGCCGCCCAGCACGTCATCGGTCGCAGTCACCCGGCCATTGACGGTGAGATTCCCGTTGACGGTCAGGTCGCCGTTGATCGTGGTGTCGGCGTTGATGGTCGCCCCTTCGGGCGCGTCGATCGTAGCGGTGCCGCCGGCCGGTAGTGTGACGGCCAGCGCATGGGCCGCATGGTCATAGCGGATGACCGCGCCATCGGGCATTTCCAGATGGACGACATCGGGGGAATTGGAGGGCGGCGGGAAGGCATCGGACCACAGGCCGACGATGACCAGGCCGTTCGCCAGATCGCCTTCGGGACAGAGGACCACGCATTGTTCGCCCACGCTGGGCGGGGACCAGAGCCGGGCGCCGCCGGCGCGCTGGGCGACCCAGGGCAGTTCGCCGGTTTCAAGGTCGCCCAGCTGCACGGTGCAGGTGGCATTGGCATGATCGACCGACGCGACGGCGCCATATTGGATCGCCTCGCCGGCCATCTGCTCAAGATCGGGGGATTGCACCATGGCGGGACCATGGCGCGAGCGCGCGCGCCTTGCGCGGCCCTGCATTTGGACAGGCGGCTATCCAAATGCGAATTATCTATGTCTTTGGCTGAGGGACAGGACTAAGCACATCGGCGGCTTGTCGAAGTTCACTTCATCTCTCAAGCAGATGCAGAGACGGTAGCGCGCTGGTACGCTACCGTCTTGGTATATTGTTTACGAGTGAGTGCTGCTCCATGCCTGCCACACTGATTTCAGTTCGACTAATGGCTTTTCGCGCAGCCCCAGCTTCCACTGTCGGTCTATAGCAAATACAAAAGACGCAGCATCCGGATCGAAATCTGGGAGAGTGTTTTGGTTTGGTTGAAAGTGGAATGGGTGAGGTCGGTTGTACGTTGCTAATTTCGTCTGCCAAACATCATTTAGACCATTGTTGCATGCATTATGCGCAAGTGATCGGTAATTTTCAGGAACCGGCAAATCGCCTTGTAAAACGAGGGTCAGCAATCCTCGACTTTCAAAAGCAATGACAACTGGCCATAGTAAGCCCAAAAGATGTAGGCGCTCAATTGCACAAATTACGCGTTCATCGTGGTCTTCGTCCCATATGACCGCGAAATCATGAATTGTCATTTCACAAGTAGTATCACCTGCCTTGTTGCGACTTTGAGTTGAACGAAATACGGAGTATGGTGGATTTCCGCCGTTCGTCTCTATTGACCCTTTTTGGTCGTATAGGCAGGAAAATAGGTTCGAGTACTTATGATCTACCATGGTCATCTCCTTTCGAGAGTGCAGCATCACGCCACAGCGCGGGAACTTTCGGCTAACGCGCTAACGTTCCATTACCCGTTTGAACCACAGCCTGGCAAGCGCGCAGATCAGACATTTGTTGCTATTTGAACGCAAAAACGGCTCGGCTTACGCGATTACCCCCGGATATTTCTGCGCCAGCAGGCCAAAGAAGGTCTCGCGCACCGACGCCATTTCATCGCCATACATGTGCCGGTCGAACACATAGACGTCATGCACCGCGCCCTTGAACAGCATCGATCCGGCATTGCCCAGGGCGTTGAGCTTGCCTCCTATGACCAGCGGGCGGCCGCCTTCGGGCAGGCCCGACAAGCCTTCGGCCTGTAGCACATGCGGGACCGGCGAGTTGATGAACATCTGCCCCCGATCCGCCGCGCTGCTGTAGGTCATGCCAACCAGGAAGCGGCCGCCGGCGGTGAAGCGGTTGCCCGACGTCGCATTCTGTAGCGTTCCGTGCCGGTGATAGAGGGCGTTGTTGAGCATATAGAGTTCGCAGTCCTGCCCGCCATCGATCCCGGCATGGATGATCTGATAGGCGGTGCCGCTCGTCACCATGTCGGTCGCCCAGCGCAGCGCGACGAAGATCGTATAGTCGCCGGTGATTTCGACATCGCGGACATGGAGCGGCAGTTCATTGGCGCCGGTGATGCCGCCGGGCATGAAGATCGACGCGCGCCCGTCGACAGTGTCAGGGCCGACCGTGATCGCGTTTTCGCTGGTGAACGCGGTGACGCCCAACGGCCCCCAGACCCGCGTCGCGCTGCCCACGCTCTCATAATTGCCGTTGGCGGCCGTGATCCAGGCGCGCAGTCCGGCGAACTGGATGATCTGGCGGTCGATTTCGCTGAACTCCGTCAGATCGTCGGCCACGTCGGCGAAACCGGGAAGGGGGAAAGGCACGTTGATGATGCTGCCGAGCGGCATGGTCAGGACTCCTGCGTCGCGGTGATGACTTGGATATTGGCGAAGATGGGCAAGGGGCGCCCGTCGATCAGGGAGAAGCGTTCCCAATCGCTGCGGCGAAAGATGGTGCGCTGCCCGCCGGCATAGCCCTGGCTGGGCGGGTTGGTCGTGGTCTGGTTGCCATAGCCCATCCGCACTTCCACCACGGCGTCCGCCGGCAGCGCGCTCGCCAGATCGATGAGCAACCGGCGCGGGTTCGCGGGATCACGGCGCACGCGCGATATGGTTGGTGTCGCGCCGTTCAGGTTTTTTATGCTGGCGCCGCCATCCACCGCCGTCATCTGCACGGTTTCCGTGTCGAAGATGAAGGAATGGGTGAAATCGACCTTTACCTGACTGCCCAGCCAGGTGGCGGTGGTCATATGCAGCGCCGCATCCTGACCGCGCTGGAACCAGTCGTTCATGACGTCGGCCGCGATCGCCCCGCGCCATGTCTCGTCCGACGCCTTGTAGTGGATGGCGTCGCCGTCAAAGTCGCAGATATAGCCCGGCGGCAGGATATGGACATCGGCATGGGACGCGGCGATCTCCATCTGGGCGAGGCCGGACAGCGCCGGCTGCCGCAGGGAGCCGGCGGCCTGCACCGTCTGGGCGAGGAAGACTTGCGGCGCGTTCGCCTGCCCGCTGATCGCCACGATATCGGCCTGGGCGATCGGGATGAACGCCAGCAGCTGATCGCCCCAGGTCGCATTCGTCCAGTCCGCTTCGCCCTGTTCGATCAGCATGTTGACGCGCAACTGGAGGCCGTTGGCGTCGGCAATCTCCTTGGCGCGCGTGACCGAGGCGAGGAAGTTCAGATAGGGCTGGCGCCGGGTCGCGCCGTCCCAGAAGAGTTCGGCGAATTTGGAGGAGCCAAAGCCGAAGGAGGCGCAGGCGACATAGCGCGCACCGTTCCAGCCCCAGGGACCATTGAGGTGGATGGCGAGCGCGCTGCAATAGCTTTCGCGCGTCCACCCGCCCTTTTCATGCGCGCCGTCCTGCCCCAGCCCCTCGCGGATCGGCACCAGGCTGTTGATCCGGGCGGGATCGATGGGCACGTCGCGCGCATAGCCGCCGCCGGCAACCACGACATCGCCGTCCAGATTGCCCTGATGGGGAATGGTCCCCGTGTTCCAGGTAAGATTGAGCGCCCGAAACGGTCCTTTGCGCAGGACCGGCGGCGTGCGGATGGTTTGTGGCCCGGTGACGCCGGTGGGATTGGTGCCGTAACTGCCGGCCGCCACGCTGTTCGACTGGCCCGCCACGCCCAGATATTCCAGGATGGTGGGCAGGTCGCTGACCGGCGGCACCTTGTGCAGATGAGCATAGCGCACGGCATGGCGGGTGTTGCTGATTGCGTCATGGTCGTTGGTTTCGATACGCAGCAGGCCGGGCATGGTCACGGTCGCGCGGCGCACGGTTTCAAAGCCGGTGATGCCGTGCTGGCTGTAGGTCAGCTGAACCCTGGCCAGCGTCGTGCGGTTTGCGCCTTCGACCAGATAGAAGAGTTGGGGCACCTGATTGTCATCACCCTGCCGCAGCACGCGGCCATTGGCGTGCAGCGGCGCGAGGCGGACATGGCCGCCCGGTTCCCAGCCAGCGACCGCGCGGCCCGCGCCGTCGAACTCGGTCGGCCACCAGCCCTGACGCGGCGGATCGGTCATGAGGCCGACCGGCGCGCCGGGTAGTTCGATGCGGCGCGACTTCATGCTGTAGCGCACGGAGACGCGACCACGCGCGTCGGTGATGAGCGGAACATAGCCCCCCAGGATGATGGCGTCATGCCCCGGCAGGGCGAGATTGGCGATCTGGCGGCGGCCGGTGATCAGATCGGTGCCGTCGAGCGTCTGGCGGCCGTCGCTGGCATGGATATGGACCCGCCCCTTCACGAAGGATTGCGGCTGGGGCAGCCGCGCCGCCGCCAGTGCGGCGGCCTGACGGCGGGACAGGCTTTCGGCCTCGTCCGCCTGTTGCCGCGCCAGCGCCTCGTCGGCGTCGCCCTGGGCGCGGGCCTGCGCTTCGGCCTGGTCGCCCTGGATGCGCGCCTGCTCCTCGCCCAGATCGGCCTGAATGCGGGCCTGCTCTTCGGCCGAATCCGCTTGCACGCGGGACAGCGCTTCGGCGGTCAGTCCCTGTTCGCGCAGAGCCGCTTCACCGGCGATGCCCTGCGCCCGCGCCTGTGCTTCGGCAAGGTCGGCCGCTTCGCGTTGCAGCGCCTCGGCCGCGACGGCCTGCGCGCGCGCCTGCTGCTCGACGCTCAGCCCCTGGCCGAGCGCGCCGATGTCGACCTTCATCTGCCCGAAGCCGAGCGCGTCGAGATAGTCGCCGAGGCGCGCGCGCCCGGTTTCCTCCTCGCGCTCGATCAGGACGGTTTCAGCGCCGGTGAGGTTTTCGAACTCCGGCAGGTCGGCGATCTTGGGCATGGCTTACTCGGCTGGCCAGAGGGGATGGGATGCGATGATGATGGCCTTGAGGCCCGTTGCCGTGGCGGCGGCGATTTCCGCCTCGATCGCGTCGGAGGCGGCGCGGATCGCATCGATCAAGGCAAGGCGGGCTGCCCCCTCTGCCGATGGCGCCCGCTGATCGTTCAACTGGCGCCAGAGCGGGGCGGCAGCCTCGATCCGGCGCGCGGCTTCCCGTTTCGCCTGGGCGACAGCCTTTGCGCGCCGCTGGGCCAATGTCTGGCGGGGGATGGTGGCAAGGCAGGGCCGGCCATCTGCGCCGGCAAGGATCGCGCGCCCCTGCGACTGCCCTGCGATCAGCGCGCGATGTTCGTCCGCCGAGATGGGCACAGCGTCATCGGGGATGGCATCGCCATGCAGTGCGTCGGTGAAGAAGGCGCGCGCGCCGGGCGAAAAGAAGATGTCCATTTTCAATATCCGATCGCGATCCAGTCGAAGCCGTCGGCGCGGTTGTCCGCGCTGTCGCCCGCCTGGAAAAAGACGTTGAAGCCCGTGGTCGTTCGCTCGCGCATCTGCACGAAGAGATCGCGGACATTGCTGTCGGCCGACAGATAGGTGATCGGTCCGACCCAGATGCACGCGTTGGGGAAGGCGACCGGAAACACCATCGGCGCCGCCAGTTCGGTGGTGACGGTGGCGCGCATGGTGCCGGCCTGGACGATGATCGGCGTGCCGGGGATTCGGAACAGGGGGACGCTCGACTGCCATCCGCCCAGTTGCGTGAGGGCGCCGATCAGGCTGGCGGGCGTCACCGCCTTGCTGGCGAGCGCCCCTTCGGCCGTTTCGGCCACGCTGGCGGCTTCGACATGGAGCGCGCGCCCCTGCGTCAGGTCGCCGCCGCCAGTGACAAGGCCGCTGCCCGTGATCGTGAGCGCCGCCTGCACGGCGCGCAGGGCGGCAGGCGTGAGCGCGCAGTCGGTGGCGGTGCCGGCGATGGCTTCCGCCCCGCTTGCTGCCCTGACATCCACGGTGCGGGATTGGGTCAGATCGCCGCCGCCGGTGACAAGGCCAGTGCCACCGAGCGTCAGCGCGGCCTGCACAGCGCGCAGGGCAGCAGGCGTGAGCGCGCAATCACTGGCGGTGCCGGCAATGGCTTCCGCGCCGGTCGCCGCGCGCACGTCAACGGTGCGGGATTGGGTCAGATCGCCGCCGCCGGTGACAAGGCCAGAGCCACCGATCGTCAGGGCCGCCTGCACGGCGCGCAGGGCAGCGGGCGTGAGTGCGCAGTCGGTGGCGGTGCCGGCGATGGCCTCCGCGCCGGTCGCCGCGCGCACATCGACGGTGCGGGATTGGGTCAGATCGCCGCCGCCAGTGACAAGGCCAGTGCCGCCGACCGTCAGCGCGGCCTGCACCGCGCGCAGGGCGGCGGGCGTGAGCGCGCAATCGGTGGCGGTGCCGGCAATGGCTTCCGCGCCGATCGCTGCCCGCACGTCGACGGTTCGGGATTGGGTGAGATCGCCGCCACCCGTTACCAGGCCGGTGCCGGTGATGGTGCGTGCCACCAGCGCCGCGATGATCGCATTGAACCCGTCCGCCAGACTGTTGAGGTCCGCGTCGGTCGATTCGGACAGGGCGTTGATGGTGGCGGTCAGCGCCAGCGCGAGCGCATCGAGGCGCTGCCGCAACGTCAGGGGCGTGATGATGGTGTCATGATCGGCGCCGGCCTCGGCCAGTGCGGGGTCAGCGATCCGCGCGACGCCCTTCACCGTCTCGGTCGCCGGCGGCATGAGGAAGCTGGTATCGCCAAAGACGATGTCGCCCGCCGCGCCATTGCTGAAGGCGATATCGAGCGCGAGCAGGAAGAAGGCGATCGACACCTTGCGGAAGATCGGCGTTTCCTGGCTATAGACGGCGAAAAGCGAACCATTGGGCAGGAACAGGCCAAGGCCGCGAAGATCATAAATATCCTCGCTATTGTCCTGCGCCGTCATGTGGATGACGGTTTCGCTGACCGACTGGCCCGACACGGCGCTGATGCGTTTGAATTCGCCGGGCAGGCTGGTGATGGTGGGCGCCATCACGAAGGCGCTTTGCGTCAGTCCGACCTGCGCGATCTGAACGGCATCGGTCGCGCCGCTCTGCGCGTCGACCAGGGCGTCCAGCCCTGCTGCCGTGATCATCATGCGAATGGGATCGGCCATTATACCTCCAGAAAGGCGCCCAGCGCCGAAATGATGGGTTCGCCGTTCGCCGTCTGGAGGTAGGTTCCCCAGACCGGATCGGTGGCGCTGTGAAGATCGGCGGCGGCATCCATGCGGCTGATCCCGCCGGCCAGCGCGCCCGATGTCAGCCAGGCTTCGGCGTCCGCGCGCAGTTTGTGGACGGCGACCATGCGGGCGCGGACCGGCTTGACGGCGGCGATGTCGCGCAGGATTTGCGCCACCAGCGCTTCGTCATAGATGACAGGACTGTCGACCGAGAGGGGCAGTTCGAGCCGGAACATGTAGGGATCGAGCGTGTCGCGATCCTCGAACCATTCGACGATCCTGATCAGCGGGTCGAAGCGATCGAGGACGGTGCGCAGCGACGCCGCCGTGCCCTTGCGCCGGTGGAAGCCGATGGCGTCGGCCACCGCCGCGCGCTTGACCGCTTCGGGCCAGTCGGCATCCCAGATATCGACCGACAGCCCCCAGGCAAGCCATGGCAGATGGGCCGCCGGGCACTCCATGGGCGACCAGAGCTTGCGCATGTCGACCGGCAGATCGAGCAGGAAGGCTGTGACCTGTTCGAGCGCCTTTTCCAGCGGCGTCGAGCCGGGCGGCAGGACCGAAGCATAGGTCATTCGCCGGTCCCCAGATGCCGGGCGGTGACGCCGGTGCAGACAGGCGCCTGCGTCCTGCTGATCGCGATGTCCGCCGGCGGGCTGCGCAATATGATGTTCTGGACGCCGGCGACATGGGCGGCGGCGAAGATCGCCGATCGGGTGATGTCCATGCCCAGACGCCGGCTCTGCGCGACATAGGCATCCACAGCGGCCTTCGACGCGGCGAACACGACACCGCCATCGGGGCCGTTATAGGTGGTCAGATCATAATCGACGGCATATTCCACCAGCTGCGCTGACTGGACGGTCACATAGTCGGTCAGGGGGCGGCGCGTGTCGGCCGAGAGGTAGGCGGCGACCTTGTCGACCAGCGCGGGCGAGGCGCCGCCGTCGCCGGTGCGGGACAGTATGGCCACCAGCACTTCGCCGGGGGCAGGGCTGGTCGCGCTGGCGTCCAGCACGTCGGCATCGGCCGAAAGGGCGTGGGAGATATAGGCGCCCTCCGGCCCGGCGACCGAATAGCCTTCGGGCGCCAGCACCATGCGGCGGCGGAAATCATCGTCGCTTTCCAGCACCGCAGGCGCGCCGGTCGCTGCATCCGCCGGGGTGATGACCAGGCGCGCGATGCCGAAGGCGGCGGCGATATTGTCGAGATCGGCGCCGGTCGCATAGGCGGGCATGACGGCGCGGGCGGCATCGTTGATGCGCTGGCGCAGCAGCTGGACGAAATAGGAGAAGGTCTGGAGCAGCTTGGTCGCCGGGTCGCTGTCGCGGCTTTCGAAGGTCAGGCCGCTCGCGGCCATCTCGTCCTTCATGCGCGCGACGGCACCGCTCAGGATCGTTTCGAAATCCAACGGCTCGATAATGTCGGGCGCGAGCAAGCGCGAAAGATCAACGGCGGTATAGGGAGCGTCGGCCATGCCCGTCATGTCGGGCGAGCCGCGCCTCCAAGGCTACGGCCTGCATTTGGACAGGCGGCTATCCAAATGGAAGGGCGGATGCGGACCGCGCTTCAGGTCGCTTTGGTGTCGAAACAATTCATGATGGCGGAACCGCCGGTGTTCAAGATTGTCAAAAGCTTCGCATGCCGATGGGTAGATGGTCACAATGCAATCCTTTCGCCCAGTGCGGGTATACTTCTAGTTTCTCCTGCGTAATGAAATTGGCAAAACCTTGCCTTCTTGCTACCGCTGTCTGCGCATTTGAATCACAGAGACAACGGGGGATTGCACATATGAGAATGATAATTCTGCCTATCTTCGTGTGCGTAGGGCAACTGCTTAACCCGCACTATTCATGAGGCTGCAGCGCTGGGCTTGTTCGGCCGCGATGTGTCGACGGCTAGGTGATCAGGGCGAGCATCTCCACCGGTGTTTTTCACCGCGTCAGGATTAATGGGCTTTTCGAGGTTGATGGGCTGGAGCTTGGGGGAGCGGCGGCGTGGCCGCGCCGGCTATGTCGGCGCGGGCCTGAAGGCGGCGGCAACGGTTTGAAACGTGCTGGCCTCGGGGCAGGCTGACGCGAACGCGACGCGGATGCGCGTGGCGGTTTCGATGACGCGGGCGGCGACCTTGAGCAGCCGCAAGCGCAAGGTGGCGAACTCAGCAACGGCGAGCGCGGTTGTCTTGGGGATTGCCTGCTGGATGCGCCACATCAGCCAGTAGGCCGCGGTATGCAGAATCAGCCGCATCTGGTTGGCGTTGGCCGAGCGGCACGAGGTGCGATCGCTGGCGAGCTGCGATTTGTGGCGCTTGATCAGGTTTTCGGCCTGGCCGCGCGCGCAGTAGAGCGTGTCGTAGATGTGCTCGGCCGAACCATCGGTCAGCGAGGTGACGACATAGCGGATGTCCATGCCCAGCGTGCTGGCTTCAATCCGGGCGACGACGCGGCGCTGGCACTTCCAGCTCTTCGCCCCGTAGCGGGTCTCGGCATAGTTGCGCAGCACCGGATACTGGGCCTTGGCCCGCCTGACCGCGCAGGCATCGGCGACGGCAACGATGATCGGATCGGCACGCAGCGCGGCGTTGGTCGGCAGGCCGAACACGTAGTCGACGCGGTGCGCCTCGCAGAAGGCCATGACCTCGGGCCGGCCGTAATGTCCGTCGCCACGGACGGTGATGTGGGTTTCGGGCCAGTGCCGGCGGATATGGCGCACCAGGCGCCGGATGTGGCCGGCCGCTTCGGCGCCCGATGGCGTCTTGCCGGTGCACAGCAACATGGCAACCGGCCGGCCGGTGGCGGTGTCGTAGACATGGATCGGCAGGAAGCAGCGCTCGCCATGATGACCGTTCCAGAACGAGAGCTGCTGGTAGCCGTGGACGACATCGCAGGTGTCATCGATGTCCAGCGTCACCGCTGCCGGCGGGGCGGGATAACTGGTGCAATAGATGCCGATCATCGCGGCCATCATCCGGGCCAGTTCGCGCGTGGTCGGTGCGTTCTCCCAGCGGCTCATCGTCGGTTGGCTGGCAAGGCCCGAGCCGGAGCCCGGCAGCTTGCCCAACGCCAGGCGGAAGCCGGGATCATCGCGCAGAGAATCAAGGTCGTCGGCATCTTCGTAACCGCAGCAGATCGCCAGGACCCGCGCCCGCAGAATGTCGTCCAGCGCATGGATCACCCGAGAGGGCTCGCGCGGATCGGCAATACAGCTGGCGAGCCGCGCGCAAATCCGCATCTCGCGCTCGGCCCGCGCCAGAAGCAGAACTCCGCCGTCTGAGGTCAATCGGCCTCCGTCGAACGCCGCGCTCACTTTCTTGCGCCCGATGGCTGGAAACGAAAACCGGGGCGCGCTAACCTCGCTACCGGCGGGTGTGGCTTGTGGCATTTTCTGTCCTGAACAGGAATGGTGTAGACAACCAATTTCCTACTTCAGAACAGTGCCTTACGCCACTCTCGCCAACCTCCTCCTGCCCTCCGGTGAATAGCAAAGGTTAGCGGCTGTGCAATGATGGACAGAAGCGCGATGTCTTATAGGCCTGATATCAAAGGCGGCTATGGCCAACGGGTGTTCATCTGGAAGGCAGATTATTCCGCAGGTATCGCTTCGCAAGGCGGCGTATGCGCGCAAGGTGCGCTCACGGCAAATGCCAAGTCTATGGAAATGACAGCAAATCTTAGCAATGATATCGTTCAAATTGCTAAAGCATCGCCAAATTCACTGGGCGAAGGCGACTTAGCAAAGGTTGGCATTGCGGCCAACAACAACGTGATGCTGACGAACGCTACAAACGGCCAAACAGCATTCGCAAACATCGCATTTTTCTATCTATGTCAAATAACATTAAACAATAATTCTCGTAAATTTGTTCATACAGAAGGACATAGCGGGAAAACTCTTCAATCGGACACGGATTCGCTTTCGGGAGAAAATATCGTTCAGATGTGGAAAGATACGCTGGATAGAGTTTCGCTTATTTCATCAGATTCTGCGAAAACATCAGAAACTATTTCTAATAAATATGTCAATAATCAAGGATTGGAAGGGGCTGCCGAACCGCATGATGTTGAAGCGCCAGATAAAAACTGATGATAGGATTTCTGAATCAAACTCGAGACGGGTGGTAGCTTCTGTTAGTCCGTGGCGAGATGGGAATAAAGCAGGTCCAGCAACTGGTCGCGGTCCGCCGGGGTGGCGCCGATCAGTTCGCGGCGGGGATAGGACACGGCTTTCGCGCGGAGCGATGGCTTGTCGCGCAGGCCATAGTGATGGACGCTGGCGATCTGTGAGACCTTGCCGGTGAAGCCGACCCAGAAGCCCTGATCGTCGGTGCCGGTTTTCAGGAATCGGGACGATGCGAGGCGGCGGAACATGGCGCGGCGGCGCAGGCCGCCCCGGCGGCGCAGCTTGCCGCCGCCGGCATTGCGATGCTCCTCGGGCACCGGCAGCCATTTGACGATCCGGTCGAATTCGAAGGAGCGGATGCCGCCGGCCTCGATGTCGAAGCCGGTCATCATCCGGCCATTGCCCCAGGTGAAGCTCTTCATGATGACGCGGCGCGGTTCGCCGCCGCCACCCGAGGGATAGAGGAAACAGGCCGCGCCCCGGCCTGACACCGGCGGTTCTTTCTGCTTTCGTGCCTCGAACGCGGTCCCGTCCGGTTGCCGCTGGGCGCTGATGCGCTCGCGGTTGCTGATCGCCAGCGCGCGGGCCATCTTCCGCATCAGCGTGCGGCGCTCGCCCGACGACAGGCTGCGTAGCAGGCCGCCGGCGATGCGCTCGATTTCGGCCAGATCGTCGGTCATGCCGCCGGGGGAATGGCCGGGGTCAGCACGGCTTCGGGATCCTGCGTCTCCGCCAGCAATTCGACATTGCCGAATCCTTGCAGGAAGGACGCCTGCACGTCGGGCCAGCTGTCGGTGAAGTCCGGTTCGGGCGGATGATCGACGTCATAGCCGCTATGATCGGGGCGCGGCATGACCAGGACCATTTCAGTGAGGTCGATCGCGATTTCGATATCAAAGCATTCGCTGTCGAGCAGTTCGGCTTCGAAGCTGAAAGGCTGGCTGTCCGGTCGCTGGAGCAGCTGCGGCTGTTCCTTCTCGATCCATGCCAGCACCGGCACCATGATCAGGTCGGTGTCGCCGGCATAGTCGGTGATCAGCAGCTTGAGCGTATAGCTGTAGGTGAAGGACAGGCTGGCGGATCGGCGCGCGTTGACGGCGCCGCCCTCGACATAGATTTGCATCCGGTCAGGGTGCGTCCGAAATTCAGGCAGGGAGGCGGAGAGCCAGCGCCGCAAGCTGTCGGCCTTGCGCATCAGTGGTCCGCCTCGCCGCCGGCGGCGCGCGCCGCGCCTTGCAGTTCGATTAGCGTTGCGCGGATTTGCCCGGCGACGTCGTAGAGGCTGAGCAGGCTGGCATGGCACTGGCCGCCGGTCATCGCGCCGGCCTCAGTCCGCTGGACCGGGGGCAGGCGCGGCGGTGGCGCCAGCAGGGTCGCGGGCACCTTCGCCATTGGCCGTGGCGGCGGCGCGGTCGAGCAGGCCGACGCCATCAGCATCGACGCACATAGCGCCATAAACCGGGCGCTCGATGATTTTCTGGCTTTCATGATAGATTTCCCTGACATCGCCCTGTCGGGCATATTCGGCGGCCTGGGCGCGCTGCGCCGATGCATCGAGCCGGGCCTGCAACTGCTGGCGCTGCGTCTCGCGGGCGTCGTCGGCCCGCTTCTGCGCCGCCTGTTCCTGGGCGGCGCCGACGCGGGCGCCATAGGCAAAGCCGCCCATGCCGGCGAGGCAGGCGGCGAGCGCGGCGCCGAGGATCAGATGCGCGCGGCCGATCATGCCGCGCCGGTGCGCATCATGGTGGACAGGCGATCGGCGCGCTTGCCGACCTGCCCCGCCCATCTGGACTTGAGCATGTTGACGGCGGCATCGGCGTAGCGGCCCGCCTTCACCATCGCGAGGGTGTTCACGAAGCCCAGCAGGCTCCCGATGCCCAGATTGAAGCACATATTGAGCAGGATGCGCTGGCGCACCGCATCGAGCGTCCGCCACCAGCGCAGGCGACGGTCAAGGTCGGCCTCGCACCGGGCGATGTCATTGTCGAGCAGGGCGCGGGACTGGCTGCGGGTGATGCCGGTGGCGATGCAGCTGGCGAGGGTGATGCCCAGATCGCGCGTCTCCTGCGCGCTGATGCCGACATCGTCCAGATTGCGGCCGACGCCGATCGTCCGCTTGCCGGCGGTGCAGCGATAGACTTTCAGCCTTTCGCCCTCGTCGCGGACCAGTTCGGCGGCCAGGGCCGCCCGATCGAATAGGGGCATGATCAATCCTTCCGGGGCAGAAAGCGGTCAGCGATGCGGGAGGGCGCGGCGGCGAGCGTGTCGATCGCGGCGCGGGCGATGCGCGGGGTGGCGTCGAAGGCGATGAGCGCGATGGCGAAGGCGATCGATTGCGCGACGAACTGATTCCAGTCGGTGACCGCGACGATCGCCTGCGTCGCATAATAGCTGACCGTGGATCCCACGATCCATTGCAGGAAGCGCTGGCGGAACGGCAGGGCGGGCTTCCATGCCTGGGCGACGGCCGAGCCGATCAGCGACGGGGTCAGCGAACCGACCATTTCGGCCCCCGATTCGAGAAAGGTGCGAAGGTCCATGGATCAGCTCCAGAGTTGAATGAGCGGCAGGGTGCGGGTGGTGGCGGCTTCCTCGCTCGCGGGGACGATGACGACGGTGCCGAGCGGCAGGATGGAACCAAGGTCGGCAAGGCCGGGGTTGGCGTCGAGAACAGGCGTGATCTTGCCGGGGCCAAGCCCCGCCTCGCGCCAGAGCAGCTGGTCGAGCGTATCGCCTTGCCGGGCGACCAGGCGTTGCGCGCTCACCATCAGATCAGGTCCACGGTCGCGCGGGTCAGCCCCTTGATGTCGCGCACGGCGTGCTGCGCGTCGCGGCGCAGTTCGCCGATCGAGGGGGTGAGTTCGTCGGCCTGGTTGCCGCCGGCGGCCGTGGTGTCGAAGTCGCGGTGGCGGTCGATCAGTTCGGCCTTGGCATAGAGCGACACCGCGCGCAGGTAGCGAACGACCTGCACGCTCCTGCCGTCCAGCTGGGGCGCGGGCATGGCGGCCAGCGTGGCGTGACCGGCGGCGATGGCGGCGGCGGCGAAGGCGCGCAGATCGATTTCCACGGTCATGATCGCGGCGAGGATCGCGGCGCGCAGGCGCGGCGCCGTGATGCTGGTGGGGATGCGCGCGACGTCGCGCACGTCCGCCGTATCGACGTCGGGAAAAAAGCCGTCATTGACCACCGGCGCTTCGGGCGCGGGCGGCTGATCGACTTCGCCGGCGGGCGGGCGCGCGACGAAGGTCATGCCATCACCATGCGGGCGGCCAGATCGAGGACGGCGAAGAGGAGGATCGCGCCGCCAATGAAGATCGGCGGCGGCACATGCGGGAAATGGCTGTGATGGTTCATGGTGCCTTCCAATCCGGCCCGCCGGCTTACAGGGGTGGGGATCGGGTCAGATGCGGCCCTGCGGCCCGAAAGCCTCCCGCATCGCGCGATCCGCCCCTGAGCGCCGGGGGCGAGCCTGTCAGGCGGCGTTGTCGCCGCCCTGTTCCGTGTTCGGGTCGGGCGCGGCGGCGGGGATGGCCGCCAGCAGCTTGCCCGCCCGCTTGATTCTGTCCTTGACGCTGATGCGGTCATGGAGGCGCTGGGCCTCGGTCAGGCGTGCCAGCGCCTGTTGCAGCACCGGCTTGCCCTCTTTGGCGGCCATATCTGCGCCCCGGTCCAGCTGCTCGACGCCGATCGCCTTCATCAGCTTGGCGCGGACCTGATCGTGAATGTCGAGATGGCCGGTCAGGTCGGCTACTTGCTCCAGCGTGGCGAGCGAGAAGCTCTCGTTCGCGCCCTGCGCCTTGATCGCGGCGTCGGCGATTTCCTCGATCAGGATGGTCGCCGCGTCGCGCTGGTAGCGCGAAGGCATGGCGACCCTGTGCCGCATGATGAATTCGGCAAGGGTGATGGCGGCGTCATAATCGCCAACGTCGATCAGCCAGACCATGCAGGTCGGGACGACTTCGGCGGCAAGGCCCGCGCCCACGCCCGCATCGGCGGCGATGATCCCTTGCACCCAGGCGCGATATTCGGGCAGCATTTCGCGCTTGGCCGCGACCTTCGCGTCGATCGAGCGGATTTCCTTGAGACGCCGCAGATCATGGGTCAGGCGCAGGCCGATCTGGCGGGCGGCGATGTCCGCCGGGGAAGGCTTGGCCGCCCCCGCTGCCCGGAGAGGGGAAACAGCGGGGGCGGTTGCCCCTCCATGTGCAGGTGCAGCCGCTGCGCTGATGGTCTGGGCAGCGAGGATGCGTTCACGGTGGCGGCGAGCGAGGCTCATGCGCGTGTCCTGTCAGATGGAGGTATTGGGGAAGCGCGATCAGGCCGGTTTCTTGCCCATCACGATATTTTCCACGAGGGCGGCGCGGCCATAATCCTCGACCACATAATCCTCGTTGACCGACTCATAATTCTCGATCTGGTCGAGCGCCGGTTCGTCCTTCACCTGACGGCGGCGGGTTTCTTCCTGCACATAGATGGCCAGATTATCGAGGCTGGTGATCATCAGCGCATCTTCGGGGAAGAAGGGCACGATGACCGCGCGCTTGCCGGCCAGCTGCTTGGGCAGGGTCAGGATGCGATGCGCGGCCTCATTCTCGGTCGCGGTCGCGCCCGCGCCCTGGAGCAGGTTCAGATATTTGTCCTTCACCAGCGCCCAGCCGACGATGACGACAAGGTCGGTGTCGCTGCGATGCCAGGGGTCGAGCAGGTCGAGCGCGTCGAACGCCAGCGCGTCGAGATTGGCATAGTCGGCGTCGGCCGTGGCGACGTTGGTCTGATCGCCGTCGACCACTTCGACACCGGCGGCGACATAGATCGCCTTGGTGGGATCGGTGGTCAGGGCGCCGTCGTCCAGCACGCGTTCGGCCGCATGGGTGCGGATCTTGTGCAGCCAGCCTTCGTTGACGTCCTGGAGCAACGGATTGGCGACGCGGTCGGTGGCAGCGGCGACCGACGTGCCGTTGAAGCCGATCATGATCCGGTCGCGACCCTGCTGTTTCAGGATGACGTCGCGCAGCAGCGTCTGGAATTCGGGGCGATGGCGCCAGGCGTCGAGCTTGGCATATTTGATCGCCGTGTCATAGTTGGTCTGGCGGCAGTGGTAGCCGCCGTCATCGCTGGTATCGGTCGGATCGGTGGGGGTGCGGCGGTTGCCGGCGGCGGTGTTGGTGCGGCTCGCGATCGGGCGGGTGGCGCCGACGCCGACCTTGGCGCCGGTCTGGCTGGGGACCATGACGACGCTGACCGAACTCAGGAAGTCGCTCGACTCCTGGATTTTCTCTTCCAGTTTCTGTTCGACATTGGGCGCGACGGTGAACTTGGTCGACGTGACTTCGGCGGCCTCGACGCCATTGAGCAGCGCGATCTGGCTGACATAGGCGGCAAAGGCGATGCGGGTTTCTTTACGCATGGGGACTCCTGAGTGCGGGGGCGGGCGCCGGTGTGGTCGGAGGGGTCTGGGGACGGATCAGCAGTCGGTGACGATCGCAGCCTTGCCGCCGGTGGCAGGCGCGCGCTTGAAGGTGCCGGGCTTTTCCTCGCCCTTGAGCCGCGCCTCCATCGCGTCGAAGCGGCTGCTGAGCGCGGCGACGGCATCATTGGCGGGCTTCACCGCCGCCGCGATCTGGTCGCCCATGATCGCGGCGAATTTGGTCATGTCGAAACCATTGTCATTGGCCGGGGGCGGCGTCTGCGCCGGTTCGTCCTTGGGCTTTTCCTTGGCGAACAGGCTGGTGAAGGCGCTCATCAGCCCCGTCTTCACGCCTTCGGCGATGGTGGCGCTGTCGGTGGCCGGCTCCAGTTCGATCGCGGTTTCGTAAGCGGTCGAGAAGATGTTGCTGCGCGACTGCGCCGCGAATTTGAGCGCTTCGGTGCCGAGCGACGCCGGGCTGTCAGTGACGGCCAGGCCGACCAGATAGGCTTCGCCGGCGCCGGCGAAATCCGGGTGAATTTCCATGCTGGTGAACAGCTTCTGCCCGGCCTTGTTGATGGTGAGCAGCTGATCATTGGCGTCGATTTCGGCATAGAGACCGAGCAGCGTCTTCTTTTCGCCGGCGAGCGTCAGTTCGACCTCTTCGGTCTTGAGCGACAGGACCGAGCCATAGGCGTTGAACGGCTTGTCGGGACTGTAGCCGGCAATATGTTCGCAGTTGATGCGCGCGGTGTAGGTCGCCGGGTCATAATTGGCGGCCATCTGCTCCAGCCATTCACGCTGGATCACGCGACCATCGACAGTGGCGCCCTCGACGCCGACGCGGAAAAACTTGCTCTTGGCCATGATCGGTCCGGTTCCCGTGGTTGCGGGGCGGCGCGCCCCTGATGACAGGAAGGCAGAAAGGGACCGATGCCGGGCCAGCCTCAAGCCCCTGCATTTGGACAGGCGGCTATCCAAATGGACCACGGTGATTAGCGGCTGATCCGCGCGGCATGGTCCGCCGCGATGACCCAGCAACCGATCCTCCCCGGCGCGCCGTCTGTCCTGTGGCAGTTCGACCCGCGCCGCCATGCGCGCAGCCTCTACTGGCGCGGATGGGGCGTGACGCAGATCGCCGACGAGTTCGCGCTGCATGGCGTGGTGAACGACAAGGGCGGGCCGATCCCGCGCGCGACGATCGAGGCATGGAAGCAGCGCGACCGATGGGATGATGCGCCATCGATCCGGAAGGTCGAGGACGGTATTGAAATCCGCCTGCTGACGCTGGTCGCGAAGGAAAAGAAGACCAGCGCCGATTATGTCGAGATCGAAGCGCTCAACCGCTCGATCGAAAGCCTGGCCAAGGTCCGCCGCTATGAGGCGCCGGGTGGCCATGCCGGCGACCTGAACGACAAGGTCGCCAACCGCAACGCTGGGCCGCGCAAGAAGGCGAGGAAGAATCATTTCACCGCCGATCAGGCCGCCGAACTCAAGCGCCTCTTCCTCGACGGCCTGTATGATTATCAGCACCGCTGGTGGCAGGCGAAGGATCAGCGCACCCGCATGATCCTCAAGTCGCGCCAGATCGGTGCGACCTATTATTTCGCGTTCGAGGCGCTGATCGACGCGATCGAGACCGGGCGAAACCAGATATTCCTGTCCGCCTCCAAGGCGCAGGCGCATCAGTTTCGGTCCTATATTGTCAGCTTCGCCAAGCTGGTGGGCGTGGCGCTGACCGGCGATCCGATGCTGATCACGTCGGATTTGCGCCCAGAGGAAGAGGCTGCGGCCGAACTGCATTTTCTGGGCACCAATTTCCGCACCGCCCAGGGCCGCCACGGCAATTTCTATTTCGACGAATTTTTCTGGGTCCATTCGTTCGAGGAACTGAACAAGGTCGCCTCGGGCATGGCGACGCACAAGAAGTGGCGCAAAACCTACTTTTCCACGCCCAGCAGCGTCGCGCATCCCGCCTATCCCTACTGGACTGGCGACAGGCGCAACCGCCGGCGCAAGAAGGCCGACCAGATCAAGATCGATGTCAGCCATGCGGCGCTGGCGATCGGCAGCGTCGGCCCGGATCGCATCTGGCGCAACATCGTCAACATCCGCGACGCAGAGGCGGGCGGGTGCGACCTGTTCGATATCGAGGAACTGGAAGACGAATATGCGCCCGACGAATTCGCCAACCTGTTCATGTGCGATTTCGTGGACGACAGCCTGTCGGCCTTCAAATTCAACGATCTGATCCGGTGCGGCTGTGACAGCCTGGTCGAATGGCTGGACTTCGATCCCGAGGCGTCGCGCCCCTATGGCGAGCGCAATGTGTGGGCCGGCTATGACCCGCAGGAAAGCGAGACGGGCGACAATGCCGCGCTGGTGATCGCCGCGCCGCCGCTGATCGAAGGCGGCCCGTTCCGCATCCTTGAGCGCCACCAGCTGCGCGGCCTCGATTTCGAACAGCAGGCCGAATTCATCAAGGCGATCCTGAGCCGCTACCACTGCACCTATCTGGGCATCGACGCCAAGGGCGTGGGCGCGGGCGTGTATCAGCTGCTGGCCAAGGTCGGCGCCATGCCCGGCTGCACCGTGGCGAAGATCGAATATTCGCTCGAACTCAAGGCCCAGATGATCATGAAGGCGCAGAATGTCGTGCGCCGGGGCCGCATCGCCTTCGATGCCGGGATGCTCGACATCGTTTCGGCCTTCGTGTCGATCAAGAAGACCCTGACCACCAGCGGGCGGAACGTCACCTTCAAGGCGGGGCGTGGCGGTGATGACGGCCACGCAGACCTCGCCTGGGCGACGATGCACATCCTGATGAACGAGCCGCTCGACGGCAAGGAAAAGCCCAAGGGCACGATGGAGGTATTGGAATGAGCAAGCGCGCGCGCAGGATGAACCGCCGTGAATCGGCCGAGGCGGCGCGCGGCGCAATCGTCGCGGCCAATGACAATCGCGGTGTCACCGCCTTCACCTTCGGGGATCCCGAACCGGTCAACAGCCGGGCCACCATGCTGGACATGCTGGAATGCTATCACAACCAGCGCTGGTATGAGCCGCCGATCTCGCTCGACGGACTGGCGCGCACCTATCGCGCGTCGCCGCATCATTCGAGCGCCATCATCCTCAAGCGCAACATGCTGGCCGCCAGCCTGGAGCCTTCGGCCGTGCTGTCGCGCAAGGCTTTCGCGGGCATGGTGCAGGACTATCTGGTTCTGGGCAATTGCTATGTGCAGGCGGTGCGCAACCGCCTGGGCGGGGTGATGCGGCTCGATCATGTGCTGGCCAAATATACGCGGCGCGGGGTCGCGCCGGGCAGCTTCTGGTGGGTGCCGGGCTATCGCAACGAAGTCGAGTTCGAGGCGGGCACGGTCCATCATCTGCTGGCGCCCGATATCAATCAGGAAATCTATGGCCTGCCCGAATATCTGTCGGCCCTGCAATCCGCGCTGCTCAACGAGAATGCGACCCTGTTCCGTCGCCGCTACTATGAGAATGGCAGCCATGCCGGCTACATCCTCTATGCCACCGGCGAATTTGCTGATGGCGATGTCGACGCGATGCGCGATGCGCTCAAGCGGTCGAAGGGGCCGGGCAATTTCCGCAACCTGTTCGTCCATTCGCCCAGCGGCAAGGAAAGCGGCATCCAATTGAAGCCGATCGCCGAGGTGGGCGCCAAGGATGAATTTGTCGGCATCAAGAACACGACGCGCGATGACGTGCTGGCCGCGCACCGCGTGCCGCCCCAGCTGCTGGGCATCGTGCCGGCGAACGCGGGCGGGTTCGGCGATGTGAGCAAGGCGACCGACGCCTTCTTCGAACTGGAGATCGAGCCGTTGCAGAGCGTGTTCCTCGAACTGAACGACCAGCTGGGTTTAGAGGCCGTCCGCTTCCGCAAGCGCGAGAAAGCCTCGCCCGAATAGCCGAATTCCCCAAGAGCGGGGATGACCGCGCTGCAACGCGGCCACCGACGAGAATCGCGCTCGCCACAACCAACCGGCCACCCTGGCCGCCCCGCCCCTGACACCAGGGCGGTGGTTCATCTGTGAGCTAAAATCCTACATGTCACTCGAAAAAATTCGCCCCGTTTCCCCCGCCGCCGCTTACATCGGCGGCAAGCGCAATCTGGCATCGCGCCTGGTGTCGATCATCGGGCGCGTGCCGCATGACAGCTATGCCGAACCGTTCGTCGGCATGGGCGGCATCTTCCTGCGGCGGAAGGAACGGCCCAGGGCCGAGGCGATCAACGATGTCAGCGGCGATGTGGCCAATTTCTTCCGCGTGCTCCAGGAGCATTATCCCTATTTCATCGACATGCTGCGCTGGCGGTTGTCGAGCCGGTCAGAGTTCGAACGGTTGCGCGCCTTGCCCGCCGATCGGCTGACCGACTTGCAGCGCGCGGCGCGGTTCCTCTATTTGCAGAAGCTGGCATTTGGCGGAAAAGTTGAGGGCCGGAACTTCGGCATCCGACGAGAGGGGCCGTCGCTGTTCAACATCACCAAGCTGGAGCCGATGCTGGCCGATATCCATGAGCGGCTTGCCGGTGTCGTCATCGAGCAGCTGGGCTATGGCGAGTTCATCCGCCGCTATGACCATGCGGGCGCGCTCTTCTACCTCGATCCGCCCTATTGGGGCTGCGAAAGCGACTATGGCCAGGACGTGTTTTCGCGCGGCGACTTCGAGCAGCTGGCCGACCAGCTGGCGGGCATCAAGGGCAAGTTCCTGCTGTCGATCAACGCGACCGATGGCGCGCGGGCGACGTTCTCCCGGTTCAATGTCGCGGATGTGCCCACCACCTATACGATCGGCGGTCAGGCCAAACCAGTGACGGAACTGATCGTCAGCAATTTTGTGCTGCCGTGAGTGGGCAGGGCCGGTGCTGCGGTGCCGGCCCGATACGACCCGAAAAGTCAGAGGATATCCGATAAGCGCCTCAGCATATCGCCGGCCATCAATGCACCGACCGCAATGCAGATGGCGATCACGACCCCGCCACTTTCGGGGCGGCGGCAGCGGTTCGCGGTCAGACCACTTGTGCAGCATTGTCTTGACGATTGTCCGAACTCCCGGAGCGGAGATGGCCGTGCTGCAACGGGCTAGCGACGAAAATTGCGTTCACCGCAACTGCCTATCAGCGCAACAGGCCCGCCAAACGGAGTCTAACTTGGGCCTCAACAAATGATTGCATCGGTTAGGGCTTCAGTTTTAATGCGTGCTGTCGGTAGCATTGGGGGTTGTAAAAAGTGCATTCAGATCAAGGCGATTCGGTTAAAGACGCGGCGGTATCGAAGAAAGATGCTTCGCCGCATGACGCACTCAAGGGGCATCCCCGGCAACAGTCCGATGCAATTGAGCCACCGATGGTTCCCGCCTCTTCAGTCCCTAAACCGGCTAAGATATCGCCTCTTCAAGACCTCAAGAATCTCGAAGCTGCGCCTGCTTGGCGAGGTTGCGTCGATGGATTCTCGGAGTGGAATATTCGCGGTTGGGTGTTCTCGACAAAAAACGTGATGGTTCCCGTGAGCCTGGATATATACATCTGCGGCATCCATGTAACAACGACAACTAGTCGCTACGGTAGGGTCGACATTGACCAGATTATTGGCCTACCGATAAAAGCAGGCTTCCAAGTCAGTGCTCAGGCGATCAGTTCCGAAGCAGCAACGCGTATTTTTGATGCTCTGAAGGCGCTGGATAAGGCCGAGCAGCCTATCGAAAACATCGTTGCAGTAAAGATCGCCGATAGCGACATAGCATTGCCATTCAGCAATAAAGTTCGGTCAGAGAAAATCAGTGTCAGTACGTTGCTACCGATTTTGGACGCAATTGTCGGCACACGCTTGCGCAATGAATATATTAGAGTCCGGGATCAGTTGATTTCAGGGCCGTCAGTTTATGAAGCTGATGCAGATGCCGTGAAGCCGATCGCCTTCTATCTTCCGCAATTTCATCCGTTTCCGGAGAATAACGAGTGGTGGGGAGAAGGCTTTACCGAGTGGACCAATGTAGTTGGCGCGAAGAGCTTTTTCTCTGAGCACCACCAACCGCATGTGCCGGCCGATTTCGGTTATTACGATTTGCGCGTAGAAGACGTCCAGCGGCAACAGATCGACCTAGCGAAGCGCTATGGAATTCAGGGCTTTTGCTATTATTATTATTGGTTTTCTGGAAAAAAACTGATGACAATGCCGATTGATCGGCATGTCGAGCAGAATTTGGATCTCGATTTTTGCTTGTGCTGGGCCAATGAAAACTGGTCGCGCCGTTGGGACGGCTCCGAATCTGACGTATTGATGGCGCAGCGGCATGTCGAAGAGGATGATGTCGACTTCATTAATTCGTGCATAGACTATTTCAAATCGGAAAAATACATCAAGATCGACGGCGCTCCGCTGCTGCTGGTATATCGCATTTCGTTGCTCCAGAATCCGTTGAGCACGATTGCCCGCTGGCGACAGATTGTACGGTCTCATGGTTTTCCTGACTTGCATGTCAGTATGGTGGAAAGCTTCGGCCTAAATGATCCAAACTCATATGGGTGCAACAGTAGTTGCCAGTTCCCCCCCCACGGCGTCGTCTCCCCCGAAATCAATTCCAAGATCAAGGAATTGGATCCCGAATATCGGGGCAAGATATATGACTACCGTGAGGTTGTCCGCTCGGAGATAGCTCGACCTGCTGCTGATTACATGCAGTTTCGTTGCGCGATGCCCTCGTGGGACAACACCAGCCGCAAAGGCAAGGACGGCAACATATTTGCCTATTCATCGCCTGAGTTATTCGAAACCTGGTTGAGTTACCTCTGTGCACAAGCCCGGACAAATCTCCCGCCGGAGTCTCGGTTCGTTTTCATCAACGCTTGGAACGAATGGGCGGAGGGCGCTCACCTTGAGCCCGACGCCAAGCATGCTCATGGATTTCTTGGCGCAGTGCGAACCGCGCTTAGTCATGATCGCGGGGTGATGGCTGCACTCGATATGACCACAGGTAACGAGCAGATCGGACCGGTCCGCGCCGCCGATGTGAAAATCCTTGTTGAAAAGATGTGGAACGCCAACCATCAACTCCAACGCATTATCAAGAATTATGAGGGGGCCATCGGCGATCGCGCTTCTCCGTTCGTCCAAGTCAATAGCCAGTGGTACAGGAGTGAGAAGGGAGAGCGGGGCGACAGAGTTTGGCTCGACAGCGTCAACGGTCGTCCGGGCCATGACACGCGAATCCTGTTGCTTTCAAAACAACAAAATCTTTCACTTAGAGGGTGGATTAACGCGCCTGCCATTGCCCTAAGTCCATCTCTGCCCGTGTTCGCTTGCCTGGAATCTACGGAGACTAAGGGGCTTTCGTATTTCGCGACGATCTATGATCGCGAACCTCGGGAAGACATTATAGGCTCGCTTAACCTTACTGAAAGCTCGCTGTGGTGCGGTTTCGCATTGAAGGCTGATCTCCAAGGAGTGGCGCCAGGAGCGTATCGAATCAGCTTGATGCTCTCTCTGCCCGGCGACTTGAAGGCAATGATTTCGGTACCAACTTACGTCGAACTGGTGGTTTCATGACATTCATTCCGGGCAATTGGACTGCTATCAGCGATCCCTTAGTCAGTGTCGTCATTCCAAGCTATAATCATGAAAGCTATCTCTATGAATGCCTGAAGTCGGTCAGCGATCAGTCCTATGCTAATATTGAGATCATCCTGGTGGATGATTGTTCCGCTGATGACAGCTTCGCCTTTGCCACGAATCTGCTTAGGACGCCATTTGGAAGTCGGTTCAGTCGCGTCGACGTAACCAAAAATGATGTGAATATTGGAGCCCACGCAACAATCAACAAAGGCATTGAAAGAGCCAGGGGAGAATTGATTACGGTCATCAACTCAGATGACCAATTTCTTCCTGATCGTATAGCAAGCATCGTTAGAGAGATGAAGAGAAGCAGGACTGATGTTGGCTTCAGTCTAGTTAATGTGGTAAATGACGGCGGAGATGCCTTTTCCGATGAAGAGCTTGCGCCATTTGTTCATTTCACCATTCGTCAAGCGCTAAACTTGCAGCGAGATGTAACGACTGGGTTTAGCCTTCTTCGGCAAAATGTGGCTGTGTCGACTGGAAACATGGTATTCAGTCGCAGAATATATAATGAAATCGGTGGTTTCCTATCGCTTAAATATTGTCATGACTGGGATTTTATCTTGCAGTCGCTTTTTTACTGTGAGCCTACAGCAATTCTTCAACCCCTCTATAACTATCGCCTTCATCCGCAAAATTCGTTTAAGGGGTTGAGTCATATGGCTGAAGTGGAGACCGAGGTCGTCATTCGACGCTTCTTCCGCCGTGTGATTGATGCTGCACCTCTCAATTCACTATGCCCCAGTCCTTGGACTTGGCCAGGATATTTCGAGCAATTCGTTGCTCAAAATGGCATGTCGCGCTTTTTCGACAGAGAAATGGGCCGCGGAATGAAAAGCTGGCGCATTTACGATCGACAAAGCGCCGCTTAAGCCAATATGGGAGAGGCAAGGTGGTTCTTGAGCCGCGTAAATACAATATGCACGGTCAGAACTAGCGACGGAACAGATGTAAAACGCGGTGATTTCGTGTCAGTAGATCGAAAATTTGGAGTTGATGTGAAAAATTATTGACTCCTAATCTATCGCAATTTCGAAAAATTTTTACTACGTATTCTGAGGCGTAGATTTGTTACAGATATTTTACTGACCGAGGTAAAATGCTATGAAGAAAAATATTTTCATTCATGTTGGTTTCCACAAAACTGGAACGACAAGCATTCAGGTTGCATTGACGCAGAGGAGAGAATTTCTCTCCAAGCTTAATTACTTGTACCCACATGCCGGTGTTCCAGATTGGGCGAAGTTTGGGCACCATCTTTTGCCTTGGTCTGTATTCGAGATTGAAGACAATCTTCCATCCCTTCATGGCTATCGCGCTACATTCTCTCAGTCAAAAAAGAGAGATATATGGAACCGCCTACGACAAGAGATTGCCAGGTCCGACAGTGAGAATGTGATTCTATCTTCGGAAGAATTTGATGTCTGCTCGGCTGCAGAAATTGAGAATGTCGCGAGGCAACTGAAGGGATATAATATCAAGCCGGTAGTTTTTGTGCGAAATTTACCTGACCTGATAGAGTCTCTATATAACACAACGGTTGTCCACTCGTCCGGGAATCGGCCGTTCGTGGATTTCCAGAAAAATCAACGTAGCCGCCTCGATGTGGCTCAATTCGTTGAAGATTGGGCGAGCGTATCTAGTGATGGAAAAGTAACAGTATTAAACTACGACGATCCCATGGTAAGGCGAAATAGTGTCAGAGCATTCCTCAACGCTATAGGAATTGATTCATCTGACATGAATTTAGTTTCTGATTCTAGGTATAACGAGAGCCTGCCGATCTTCGCGACAGAATTAATCATTCATTTACATCAGAAAGGAGTTGGAGAGGATGAGATAAATAGATTTATTGATAATCTAAGGAAGATTGATTTTAAGGATGAGGCATTTCGCAATTATACATTGTATTCTAATAATTCAAGAATTGAATTGGATCGAAAATATCTCGAAGAGATTGAGAAATTGCGCAGCGCGGACTATGTTCAAGGGCTAAGTGATCAAGTCAATAACAATAATGATAGAATGGATAAGGCCTATGTTGGAAATCATGTTCATGCGATGCTCGCGCTCGTGCGCGAAATAAGCACTTCTAAGGATGTTCAGCCGCTACCTCGGCGGTGAGGTTCAGTGCAGAAACCTTGAAATTTGGCATTTTATTCGCACCCATCGCTTTCACCTGAGCAATTGGATTCTTTTGACCCTTTTGATGCTGACCGAAGGGCGATCTTTAAGGATCCGAGTCTGTCGAAATCATCGGCCAGCGTCGGGTAGAGCCAACCTCCTTCGTCAAACTCGTTCCACGCATATATCAGAATGGCTGGTGTTGCAGGATGAGCAACGGCGAAGCGCAACGCGTTTCCGACGTGGGCATGGAACGCTGCCGCAGACGGCTGATTGAAGCTTATTCCCTGCCTAGTTGGCCTCGATTCCCAAGGTACGGGATTATTCATTCTCGGGCGCCTGTCCCATCCAGTCATGACCGTTGGGATTAGCGCGCGGTATGTCATGGCATCTTTTTGCCATTGCGCTTCGGCGCAACTGGTTAGGTCGCGAAAGGTGCTTCCCGCGCGCGAACATACAATTGAATAATGACCGACCGCATCAAATCCGGCTCTCATCAACTCGGATGACGGTTCTGTTCCGGGAGCTAGCAGCGCAGCGATCTCCACGCGCGTCCGAGACTTGTTGCGCGCCATCATTCTGAAGGCTTCGATTGTTTCCTGAAGCTTGTTCATCCCGCTGCTGGGGGCAGTGCCCTTATTGGAGATGAAGATGGAATATAGCGGGAGCCCGGTCGCCGACTTCTGATAACCGGGATGGGCAAGAAGCTTGGAATGGTCATCGATTAGAGACTGGTCATTCATAAAGCGTCCGGCGCTGCATATGAGGCTGAAGTTGATTTTTGAGGCACTCTGGCTTTGCAAATAGTGCTGGAAGGCTAGGTGCATCGGATGCCCTTTCTGGTAAGCCATGAATGCCCAGAAATCCAGGCCGGCAGCAGCGGCCATATCTATTTCCATGTCGATCTGAGATTGGCTGATGCGTGGAAAGCAGGCGAGAGTTTCTGAGCAGTGACTGCCGAAAGTTGGAATACGACCAGCATACTCAGTGGCTCCTAATGTCTTCGCCACCGCTTCGGTTATCGTTGAGCCAGGAGCGTACCACGCGTCCCATCTGATGGCGCCTACTGGTACATTCGGTCGATCTTTTGCGTAAGCCATTGGTGCAACGGCGGCGAGACCCAACCCCTGAATTAGTGATCTACGGTTTAGCATCTTCTTCGTTTCCGCCCGTGTTAGATTCAGGTCAACGCATCCGAACCCTCACAGTTGCAGGACAGGAGGCATGGACCTAGTCGTCCATCGGAAGTTAGCAAGGGGTTGCCCCTAAAAGCGCGCTTTTCCCCCCGCCTCGCCCGCGCGCTTTTTATGTCCCTTTTGATGCATTAGCGGCCTTTGCCGCGAGACGGCCTAAGCCCTAGGCTGAAGTCGATCCGAACACAGCGCTACGCTGATGCACATAGATGCACCTGCCGTGCCCCGAACGCCACGGTCGAGGACCGCGCTAATTTCACCCTGGGCGCCCCCTGGGCAGCCCCCGGTGGCGCGTAAGCGGCACCGGCCCCCAACGGTGCGTCGAGAGTGCTTCTTTGCCTTGTAGGGCGACAACAGCGGTGGTTCCTTCAAATGTACGCCTGGCGGAGCCAGTCCTTTCCCCTTTTATATTTCTACCCCTGGATAGTGTCGGGTCTTCCGACTAGCGCTATCCCGATTATCGAGCGCACCGCTCAACGAAATTAACGCGGACATAAGGGTAGGATCGTCGGCCGGTTTCGGCGGCGACTGCATGCCCTCGGGAGCTTTGCCGCGCCGCTTGATGATCTTCCGACGCAATGCAGCTTTGAAGGTTGCCCAGACACGCCTGGGTGCTGAACTGAGATCGAAATAAAAGGCATTGCTGATCTGTTCGCGTTGCGGTCCGGCCTGTCCGACCGTCTCTGCGACGATTGTGCGGCGAACCCAGCGCAGCCCAAGCCATTTCGCGAAGCGCTTGCACGCTTCGATCGCTGTAGAGCGATGACAGCCCGCACGATCCGCCAACTCCTGATAGCTGGGATCGAGTTGACCGGTCTTGAAATCCATCAGCTTGAGGAAGCTGAGCAGTATCCGTCGATCGCCATCTTGGAGCCGGTCATGCTCTTTGTAGCGCGTCACGCGTTGATCGTGCAGCAGTTCGTCAAATGCTTGGAGGACAGCAGCAATCCAGTCCCAGCCGTGCTTTACTGGCTGGAAGACCTGCGCCCGCTGATCGTCGACGTCATAGCTATTCCGGCGCGGGGTGCGCTTCCGATCGGGGTCTTTGCGGTCGGCGAATGCGCCAGCGATCTCGCCAAGCGAAAGCGCGCTCAT